GCGCCATCAGGCCGGCACCGTCTCGCGGACCAGTTCGCCGTCCGACTGCATTTCGACGGAGACGGTCACCCGGCCGCCTTGTTCGGCCGATGGCGTGAATGTCGAGATATGCATCTTGCCGGCCCAGACGATCGTGTTCGCGGGAAACTTGATCTCGATGCGCACGCTGACCGAGTCGATACTCTCGACCGCCTCGAGCCAACGCTCGACCGCTTCCGCCGCCAGGACGCCCTCGCCGGAGACCGAAGCCGACAGGCTTTCGGCATCCCGGCCCGTCCAGGCGACGGCATCCGGATTGTCGCAGTCCGGAATGTTGACCTCGGTCAGGTTCTTCGTGAGCGTGAGCGACTTGGACGTGAAGCCGCACGGCGCGACGAACTCCTCCGGCGAGTCTCCATCGCCAAGCAGGATCTTGAACTTTCCGAAACGAACGGTCACAGGCTGCGCCATGGCATAGGTCCTTTCTGGATGTGGCGGAGCGCGCGATGCGCCTACCGCTCGGCGGCGAGGTCAGAAGACTTCGATGGTGGCTTCGAAGGTCAGCGCGGCATGGCTGATGATGCCGTCCCGCTCCCGCAGGAACCGGGTTTGACGATGACGCAACTCAACAAGCGCATTGACCGGCAGCGTCGGCTCGAAGTCACGGAGCGCGGCGCGGATCGCATTGGCGATTTGCCGAACCTCCGGATATCCCGGATCCGTCGACCAGGCGTCGATCTGAAACGTGACCTCGGCGACCTCGATGCATTCGGCGTCGTCACTGACGTCATCTGAGGCGCCGAACGTCACATACGGAAACGGCGTACTCGCGTCCGGAAGATCGAGCACCCGATCAGCAACAAGCGCCGCCAGCGGACCGAACGACACCAGGCGATCGTGGATCGCCTTCTGAAGCTCCAGCGTTGGCGAGGTCACGACGAGGTCGCCACTTTCTTGGCCGCCCGGCGCTGACCGGCACGGATCAAGCGCCCCGCCGTCTTCCGATTGGCGCGATAGGCGGGATAGAAGAATGGTTGCGCCGTCGTGCCGGGATGCTTCGCTCCAGCGAACTTGCCTCCGACCGTATGCGGCGCCGTCCCGAACTCGGCCCAGCGGGCATAGAACGCCTCGTTGTTTCCCGCAAAGATGGTTGCCGTCAGGTCAGTCGCAAGTTGTGAGGCGGCCACCTTCCCCAATGTGATGGATCCGCGCGGAGGCCGCCCCCATGTCCACCCGATGCTGTCGCGGAGCGCGCCGTGCGCCGACGCCTTCTTGCTGCCAGCGCGGCCACCGGAACCCGCAGGCACCAGTGATTTCGCCATCGCGACGATTTCGTCGGCGGCCTTGCCGATGGCCTCCCGCATTTCCTCGCGAGCCGCGTCCGGCAGGCGCTTCAACTTTCGATCGAGCGCGGTCAGCCGAAGGATCTTCATCAGATCGCCACGCCTTTCTCGCAAAGCATTTCGATCCCGTCGTCACCAAGACGGATGATCGAGCGAATGTTGTAGACCTCGCCGGACCGCATATCCTTCGCCATCCAGGCCGTCGTCACACCAAGCGTCTGTACCGACCGTCGCACGATGATATTGACGAGGTTGACGCCCTCGAGGCGCCCTTGAAGGACCTGCTCTCCGCCAAGGCGCGGCACGATGCGCGCCGATACCGAGAATGCTGGCTGATCTGGATATCCGGCCTTGGTGTTGCCGTAGCCGTCGACGGACTCAACTCGCTCGAAGAAGCCGACACGCCGATCGAGATCACCCGCTTTAAGCGCCATCGTCGTCCTCCACGGGGATGGATGAACGCGCCGCCGGCGCGGACATCGGCTCGGCGGGATCGATCACCCCAGCCGACACGGCCGCCCGCCAGCATGCGCGTGGTACAAGATATGATTTGCCCGCCTTGTAGACGATCCGAACATTCGTCTTCGGCGACCAAGTGAAGGGCTTAAGGAACGTCACGCGTGGCATGGCCCGTCCTTCATTGGATATTGTCCGGGCCCCGGCAAACCCCTGCATCCTTAAGCGCACGATTGAAGCGCTTCAGTTCATTCAACTTCGCCAAGTACTGAGCATTGTTGCGACGGCGAATCTCCTCAGCGATCCAGATGGCCGCATCGATGCAAGCGCGGCGTTCGCGCTCGCTTAGCGCACTGCCGAATGGCCCGCCCGCCGACAGTCCCCGAACGATCTCATCAGCGACGAGCGCGCATTCTTCGCGCTCGATCTCCACATCGCTTTTGCCGTGTTCGCCACTCATCGACCGCACTCCAAGATCTGCCTCGCCACATCGGCAACGAGCGTCGGCGCCAGTCGCTCCCAGGCTTTGCGGCAATGATCGCAGGGACTCCATGCCCCGCAGGGCGAACCCTCACCCTCGTCGCAGACGTTGTCGTGCCAGTCATAGCCGGTTGCCCGGACATCGACCGAGCCGCCAAAGAGGACGACAGCCGGTCGCCGGAGCGCGCCGGAGGCGTGGTGCAATCCACCCTCCGGCAAAACTGAGGTGGTGGCCAGTTCGAGAACCGCGGCGGCCTCCCGAAACGATCGCGTCTTCACCGGTCTCACGTTCCGCAGAACAGGCCGGCCAGGCATGGCGAATTGAACAACCTGCACGTCGCGATGGATCAGATCGACCAGCGCCTGCCAGCGCGACCGCCCCCATTGCTTGTTCGGATTTCCTCGCGGATCGAGGTTCGGCTCGACAACAATGAACTGCGACATCGACCGCGTCAGTTTCCGGGCCGCCGCCCGCTCCTGGTCCGACAGAGCGATGACGCCCACATGATCGCGCGCCCGCCAGTCGGCATAGGTGCATCCGATCGTGCGGTTGAACGGATACCGGATATAGGGCCGGCACCCGGGACCGTTCGGAAGATCGGTCGCGCCCCCTGCGCTCTCACCTGGGCCGACGATCCAATCCAATCCGCGCCAAAGATCGGACCAACGCGGACGCCCATCCGCCTCGACGATCCTGACCCGCTTGCCCGTCGTGCGATGTACGGACAGCGCATGGCCAGAGGCCATGATCTCATCACCGTAGCCCATCGCCGCCGTCCGAAAGCGCGCGCCAGGCCGATCCGTCCAGGATCTCGTCCAGCGTCCACTGGTTTGCACAGAGCGCTGCGGCCCAATCCTCTCGACCGTCAGGCATGGCGGGATGCTCGACCTGGGATAGATCGGTCCCGGCCATCGGTACGGCCGCGCAGTCCATGGTCACGAAGGCCGGCACGCCGGCGACGATCGCCTCGACGGATGCGTTGGACTGGCAGGTGACCAGACACCATGCGTCATGCAGATCGACCGACAGCGGGACTTCGGCGGCGCGCTCTCGCGTTCGAACGAAGATCGGTCGATCCGTGACCGAGGTGAGGCGCCGATGGATCGATGCCAACCATTGTCGCGCGCTGAACCCCTCCTGCTGCGCAAACTCCATCGCCGGCGGGCAAATGACGATATGGCCGCCGCCCGATCGCCATGGCGCGATCTGCACGCCAAGAGCCCGCATCCGGTCATGGTCCGGGCCAGGACCAGCGCCACGCCGCCATTGCAGGCCATTCCTGGTGATCCGGAAATGAGTCGCCCGCTCGAAATATCCATGGTCCCCGAAGTACCAGTCCCGGCCCTCGCCAATCGCCTGACGCAACAGACCGGCCAATCGGCCCTGCCGTCCGAACATGGCGACCGGGCCAGGATGGAGCCGGCAATGGCGCTCGATGACGCCGCCCGCCCCCTCGGCGAAAGCCCGGCACCAATCCTCCGACCGGCGCTGATTGGCCGGATGCACCAGGCGCATCGCCGCATAGCTGACGACGGGATCGGCCATCAGCGGTAGATCCGAAGCTGAGACACCAAGGCATCGACGGCGAAAGGCAGACTGTTGACGATGTTGCCGATGTTGATGGTCTCGCGGTTTGCGTACCAGTGACCGAGCAGCATCTTGACGGCGACCTTGACGGTCTCCGGACAAGCGAGCATCGGATCATCGCCCGAACCGCTCACGCCTGGCTGATCGTAGCCCGCAGAAAATCTGATCCTGATCGCATCCGGATCCGCCGATAGCGCGAGCGCATCGAACCCCGCGCCCATTCGGACGACCCCACCCTCTGGCGTCGGGATAAACGACCATTGGAGCAGCGGCACGACATGAGACGCGCCATCTGGGCCAGTGTACTCGACCGACTCGACATCGCGCACGGGGAACGCCTGAAGCGCGAACGCCGAGCACCATCGGGCGACCCGCAGCTCATAGGTCACGGGCGACAGCACATGGCCGGTCGCCCGCTCGAGGTACTCAACCGCGGCACGCAGCAAAGACGCGATGACGTCATCATCTTCGTTGTGCTCGACCCGGCAATGCTTCTTCGCATCAGCCAGCGACACAGGGCCCAACCCTTGGCGCTCGATCGGAATCAGCATGCCAGCACCTCGCCCAAATCCGCCATGCGGTAGCCCTTCAACATCGAGACCTGGCTGGCGTTGACGACATCGATTCCTCGTTCGGCGAGGGATCCGGCCGCGTCATCCAATCGTCGGCGCCAGCGCAACACGTTGGCTTCGCGGGGATTGTTGAGCCCATGGAGGTGGCGCCCATGCCAATGCAAGCCCGCGTCAATCCGCATGTCGAAACCCACCAGCACGATCTGAGACGCCCCCATCTGAGCCGCGAGGTTGATCGCCTGGAACCCGCTGTTTCCGCCGTCGCCGATCACGCCGGGCTCGCCGAACAGCATCCGGTGCTGACCATCCACGACATCGACCTTGTGGACATCGCGATAGGCCGCGCACGCGCCTGGATCTTGAGAGAGCTTCAGCCCTCGGTAATCAGGGATGCCTGATCGCTTGCGCCACCAGCCTCCGTCGCAGCCGTAGAGGATGTCCGCCCACGGCGCGAGCCGCCAGGATTCGTTGATGGCGATGACGCGGGCTTTGCCTCGGGCTCGCTCGATTCCGATGGTGCTGGCGCTTGGGCCGGAGGCGACAACGATGACCCGCTGCCCGCGCCAGTCGGGCCACCAGCGGCAGGCAAAGGGCCGACCACCCCGCGATCCTGAAGCGCCGGGCCATCGACCATGACGGCCAGCTTGCGCTTCGCAAGAGCGTCGGCGCGGCGTTGATCCTTGACCTCGAACTCGCGGCCGCCGCGGACGCGGCCCTCATCACCAAAGAACGACTTCAATGCTTTCATGCGGATCATCGGAAGACTCCTTCTACATATACAAAAGGGGCCGCATGAGCGGCCCCTTTCTCGTCATTCGCCGTGACGCGGCGTGAAGCGTCAGGACGTGGCGGAGAACTCGCCATGGACGAACGATTCCGGCCGATACACCGCCAGCGCCAGACGCTCCTCGGCGCGGATGGTCACCATGTTGCGCTCGAAGTCGTCCGAGTTCTCGGTCGAGAGCAGGATCTCCATGTCGAGACGGTCGAAGATCTGGGCGCCCATCTGGAAGTTGCCGACCAGGAACTCGGCGACGTCCATGGCCTGGGTCTGCACCACAGGCAGATTCCACAAGCGCGGCGCGTTGCCGTCCTGCGGATTGCCGATGATGTAGCGGCCCTCCAGGTCCTTCGTGAGCTGGATGCCAGCCCAATCGATCGGATTGAGCACGATGCCGGTCGGCGGGAACTCCGCAAGATACACCTGGAGGATGCCGAGCCGCACGCGGTCGATACGGGACTCGTTCTCGATCGTCAGCGACGGCGAATAGACCGACGCCTGCGGGATCAGGCCATGGATGTGCTGGCCCGTACCGTCGCCGGCCAGAAGCTCCTGCTCCTCCGCATATCGCAGGCCGTAGTTCGCGCGGGCATCGATATAGGACCGCAGGCCCGGAGCATCATCCAGGATGTTGCGCGACGCCTTGAAGATATGCGCGATGGTGCGCACAGGCGCCGCGACGAGTTCGAAGGTGATGTCGGATTTTGGCTTCGTCGCACCCTCGGAGACCACGCGTGCGCTGTTCGTGAACCCGGTCTCCTGGGCGAACTCGATCATCGACTGGCTGGTCGTGCCGGGAGCCAGCAGATCACGAATCGTCATCTGGCGTTCGAGCGGCGCTACAATACCCGGCTGACGATCGGCACCACCCAGCGAGTTGGCCCCGCTCGTGTTGTCACCGACCGTGGTCGGCATACTGGTGATGTCGGATCGAACGACGCCGACGCGCACCGATGCACGGGTCGAGGAGTTGAACTTCTTCACAGCCTCGTCGTCGATCACGCACTGACCGATGGTCCGCTGCTGCTGGACGCCGCCACCACGATTGCGCGATGCCAGTTCCTGTTCGGCGTCGGACAGCCGACCGCGCATTTCCTGCATCTGGGCTTCGAGAGCGCCCCGATCGGCAGTCAGCTTGGCATGCTCCATCAGGAGCTTATCGACCTCCTGCTTGGTGGCCTCGGCAATGGCGCCCTTGTCCTTGACCTGCTGGATTGCTTCCTCGGCCTTGGATCGAACCTCGTCGCCAGCCTTGTTGAACTGCTGGGTGACCTCTTCCAGCTTGTCGGTAACTGCCTTCAGATCCTTGAGCGTGACGGCCGCGGCGCCCTCGGCCACGATCACGCCGGCGGCGGCGCCCATCGACAAATCCATGCCAAGAGCCACCAGCACGGCGGCAACGGCAAACAGCCCGCAAACGAATGCGGGGAAGAACAGTTTTTTCATGTCCATGATTCCTTTATCAGCCCCTCACGCGGAGGAGGCTGCGCCGCCACACGGGCGGCGATGGTTAGCGAATGGCGATCCGGCCCAATGCTTCGGCCAGCTCGGCGTTGACACCAGCGCTTGGCGTGGTGGGTTCGGCAGCGCTGGGCGTGCCGGATTTGATTTCCGCGATCAGGCGGCGGCGCTCGGAGCGTGCCATG